GGCCTGTGGCCAAACCTTCAATATCGATCATCAAGTCCATGCTTGATTATAACACAATTTTAGATAAAAGTACGAGTAGTTTAGCCAATAACAAATGTAAGAGGCTGTGAGCCGTCCACATACATTTTGAGTTGTTCAATCAGGCCATCCATTTGTGTCTGTGCTTCGGATTTCATGGCAGTGCCATTCAGGCTGCCGCCGCCTTGTGGTCCGGCAATGGTGGCAAATTTTTCACGTGCTTCGCCAATGATCATTTTGCAGTTGGCTACCATGTAGTCACGGATCCATTGGCTTATTTGGAAGTCATTCAACAGATTGAATTCAGGTTTTAGATTGTAACTCCACAACAACACAGTTTCGCCCGAGCCCTTGGGGTCACGGATCAGTTGCAGTTTTTTGGTAACTGGATTCCAGGTGTAGTTCATGTAGGCACCAAACATGCGTCCTGCCAGTTCAATGTACTGACTGTAGAAGTCGTAGGTGGCAAGACCACCTGCCACGTTGAAGTTCATCAGGTAAACGTTGATACTTGCCTGTGCAAACGGATCAAAGTTTGAGGCAAATGGTCCTGAACTGTCACCAAATGTTCTACGGAATATTTGACGCACACTCACCACTTCCTGGGGCAGTTCGTAGATATTGACATCTGCTACCAACTGCATGAAGCTGTAGCTTTCTTCATAGGCATTGTTGGCTCGTTGACGGTAAGTGCCAATGGTCTTTTGATAAGCCGCTTCGTAGTGTGAGGGATCTAGTTCTAGGTCAATTATGTCACCGCCTAACTGAAGTTTGACATATTCAATTAAGTTTTGCTTCAGTGTGGGCAGTGATTGTTGTTGCTGTTCTGGCATCAGAAACTCCGGTTCCTGTATTTATTGAAGTTTTGCTATCGCTTTGAGCAACCATTGGGCAAAATCCTCGGGCCATTGGCGTTGCATTTGTGCCAGCAGTTGTTGATTGTGCGCGGCTGCTGTTTGACATCTTGTTGTCAATTTGTTTAGATCCAAGTGCGTTATTTTGTGGTAATTTTGTATGTTGAGTTTGATAAATTCAGAAATTTTTCCATGACCGTACATGGTATTGCCTTGTGTCAAACTGTCATAACTGTGATCTACAACATCATCTAATACGTCAAACCCCAGTGTTTTTACATAATTCACTGCGTGTTTTGCCGAGAACACTGCCCAGGGTGCTGGCGTCACCAGTGCTCTGAATATCTTTTCACTAAATGCTATGCTGGCATCGCCGGCATAGGTTTCAATTACCAAATTGAGATACGCACTAGTCTGTGTTTGTTCAACTGTTAGTTCGTGATTCCTAACAGGTATATGGGGCAAAGTTTGATCAAACCAATCAGCATATTCAGTGCCGTGCAATTGATTTAACTGTGTCCAACACTGCGCAAAACTGCCGCGAGCATCTTCAGCAGAGTGTTCGTTGCCTTGCGCTCGTGCGTTGAAATTCACATGGTCCAATTGTGTTACTTGGTCGACCCCGCCTGATTGTTTTATCAATTCCAACAGAATCAATTGTCGTTGACTGTCCAGTCTGTTGACTGAAAAATTGAATCGCTTGATTGGCTTCCAATGTTGGTGTTTGGGGATATAACTAAACACTCCAAAGTAACTGGATGGCAATCGTAGTATCTGATAATTGGTAGCCAGGGGCATGTGGTTGTCAGTGACAATTATGGTGTCTGTGTCAAACCATTTCTCAGGTGGCAGGCTCCAGTCATCCCTGTTGACTCCAAAATCATCAGCCAAGCACACAATTACTTTTTGAGAGCCCCGACTCCATGCTCTGGCACTGTTGCCAATTTTTTGATAGCCCATGTTCATCAACATGCTGTTCAACAGATGAACTATTGCATGTTCGTGATACATGCATTGGCTCTGCTGAAATATTTCTCCTAGATGGATGCGATAAAACTCTTGATCAAACATGGTCAAGATCCCTTGATCACTGGAAATATTTTTTGAAACTGATATTTCTCTGGACAAAATTTGCATTGTGCAATGGGATTATCCAACTGAGCAAAGAACTCTTGGTTGTAAGTTTCAAAATTATCCACACTCAACGGTTGATAAGAATTCAACAATGTTCTATCTGACTCAGATATGTCTAACTTGTGTTGCTGATCAAACTCAGGCATCAGTGCCACCGGCGCACACTTGTACAACTTGCCGCGAATGAAATGATAACTTTTGAATGTGGCAAATCCACAGTTTTGATGTGCAAAAAAAGGATCGCTGTTGTGCAATGAAAAAACTTTTTGTGTTTGAGTGTGGGGATCCAAGGAATGATTTATAGAGGCCGAATGAAATGTGTCAACATTCATCACACTTACAACAATATTATTGCGGTCAACAAACAAATAATCACTATTCCAGTAATTTTTTTCGTGTCCTTTTGAATATATTTGTACCGGACCTTTGAGAAAACCCAGTATATCTTCTTTTAATTTTTCAAACTGATCAGGATTGTGCAAACTCACACCAATGTGATTGTTTGGACAAGTGCTATGTTTAAAAAACAAAGCATCGTAAAGATCAGGTGCGTGTTTAAAACGAGTGCCGTTGGTTAGTATTTGTACCTCTATTCCAAATATGCGATTGATACCTTGCACCCAATCTATCAAGGTGGGGTTCAAAAAAGGTTCCCCACCCATAATAGTGACTGCTTTGAGATTGACCCGCTGCCCCCACTGCTCGTATTGAGCTTGGTAATCGCTCCACCGTTGCCAGCCCTTGAAATTAAAATTGTTAAATCTATTGCAATTTTCACAAGTTAAATTACATACATTGGTAATGTAGAAATCTACTTTGTTGAGAATTGCATGCATGCACTACTTACCAGGCCTTTAGCACCATCAAGTTTTCAGTACCACGTCCGTTGAACGGGGTTTCTGTAGTAGTCAAGTCCTTGTAGATCTTACGTGCTGCCGGTTTGCCTGCGGCTTGCACAGCCTTCACAACATCTGCTGGCTTGCGCACAGTTTTCTGCATGGTCTCAATAGTGCTGAACCCAATGATGCTGTTGCTTTTCACCGTGAATGCCTGTGTGTGGCTGTCAGCCACAAGATGGATCAACTTGCGCTTTTTGGTGTCGTACAACCAGGCTTCTGCCTTGTCCACAAGACTTGCTGCCGGCAACCCTTTGAGTTTGAGCTCAACAAATTCCATCATAATTTTGAATTTTGCCGCACGTTTTTCAGGGCTCACTGCCTTGACCTTGCGTGGCTTGCGTTCAACTTTTTTAATTTGCACGTATGCACCGCAGTCATTGATCACCGCTTCGCAAAACTTCACAAGATTGCGCATTTGAATCTTGCTGAGATGACTATAGCCCTCAACCAACTGTGCATCCCGGCCTTCAATCACAGTTTCAAACTCCGCCAGTTTGCGTTTCCAGATATCAGCAATGTTAGAGATCATTTGTGGTGCTACGTTTAAGCCACGGATCACCATGATAGGCTTGTAGTCGGCACTCATTTTAGCACCGGCTGTTACAAACTCATCAAACATGCCGTCTAGTTCACCAGCACACTCTGAAACTTTTTCACGCAATCGGTCTTGAATGTTGGGCCGGGCAGGCTCATCTGCTGTCACCGCTACCACTGCGGCTTGTTGTTTGAGATCTAGTAACTCTTTGATCAAGGTTTGCAGTTTGAGTTCTTCTTGCTCGCTTAAATCCAGTCCCATCATTTGCATGCGGCACAGCCAACCTGTAGTGAGTCGTATTTGTGAGTCTGACAAGGTGCGAATTTGTTTTGCGTCTTTGACACGTTTGTGTGCATCCAAATATGCCACAATCATGTCCTTGGCTTCTTTCTTGCCGTAAAAATAATTGTACCAGCCAAACGCATAGCTCATTGCACTAATGCGATTGTCAGTGGGCTGTGTCCGCCAGTCGGGTTCAAGTCCAACATACTTGGTGTCGGCACTCTTGGGATTGAGTGACTTTAATACAGTACGTGTTGCGTTCATGTGGGCTCCAGTGAATTATTTGTAATTATAACAGAATGGCAATTGTTAGTCAAGCAGTTTGTTTTGGCAAGTCTTTTACCAACCCAAATAAATGCAGTGCTCGATTGATGTTGAAGTTTTTGTGTCGATACATGTATGCTTTTTTGCGCTCGGCTATCTCTAGTGCGTCCATGAGTTGACATTTTAATTTAAAATCTCGTGTGCTCATCATCTCTGATTGCATGTCTTTGACATCTAGTGCATACTCCACCCATTTTTCGGTTGCTTTTACTTTGTCATATGGGACTATTGCTTTGCTGCCGTTTGAGGTAGCATATTTGCTTACAAAATTGTGTGCTTTCATCACTCACTCCTTTGTTGTTAAGTCCATATTATAGCATTTTGGAAATTATTGGTCAACCGGATGCTGCCGGGCAATTTTGCTATAAATACACCATGCCACGCTTATCCCTATACCGCCCAAATCGTACCAGAGACTATCAGTTTCTGGATCGCACCATCCGCGAAATGTACACCGTGGGTGGACTGGATATCTATATCCATCGCTACCTGGGCCCGCAGGCTGGCGGCAATGATTCCACATTCTCCGGCAATTTTGATGCCACACAACCCACCTATGCAGATGTGGATGTGCTAAACATTCAAGACTTGCTGTTACTGGAAAATCGTGATAGAATTTATGACCCCGACGTGTATGTCATGCGCGGTGTGTACAACACACAGGATGTGGACTTTGACCTGACACAATTTGGTTTGTTCTTGAACAACGACACCATATTCATGACCTTTCACTACAACACCATGATTGACACATTTGGGCGCAAGCTCATGAACGGTGATGTGATAGAGATTCCCAACCTGACAGATTACCATCCTCTCAACAAAGAAATTTCGCGAGCACTGCCTAGATACTATGTGATCCAGGATTCTGACTTTGCAAGTGAGGGGTTTAGCCAAACTTGGTTGCCGCACTTGTGGCGGGTGAAATGCACACCAATGAAAGATCAACAGGAGTTCAATACTATTACCAACAAACCGTTTGTGGCAGAAAACATCTGGGATCCGGGCAACTTCTATCCCACAGGTAGTATTGTAAATTACGGTGATACCTATTACCAAGCACAAAGCAATGTGCCCGCTGACACTGCCATCACCAATGCCACGTTCTGGCAAGAGTACACACCCAGCACCATCAGTGATGTACAAGGCACACGTGAGAAAGATTACGACATCAATGACGCTATCTTGACACAAGCAGACGCAGAAGTGCCGCTGTCGGGCTACGACAACACCACGTTCTATATTGAACCCACCACAACCACAGGTGAACCTGCTAATCCTACCAGTTTGACTGCTGACGAAAGTCTCACTGTGGATGGCACACAAGGCGGCATGAGCGTGACACCCACAGGCGAAGGTTATGCTTCAGGATACCTCACTGGTGGTGGTGCAGCACCCAATGGCTTGCCAGTTACTCCTGCTGTGAACTTCCCGCCAAATCCTGTGGCAGGTGCTTATGTGTTACGCTTGGACTACAAACCCAATCGCTTGTTCCGTTATGATGGCGCACGATGGGTCAAGGTTGATGACCGGGTCCGAACCAATCTCAACAACGGGCCAACAAATAACACACTGCGCAGCGGCTTCGTAAATAACACTGCTACTGTCAGCACCAAAGACTTGGGCAATATCCCGAGTCGTCAGAGTTTGAGCGAAATTCTTCGTCCACGTGCAGACAATGGTGATCAAGGTGGCTTCTTACCGCCAGGCACATAACTGGGAGAACCCAAATTCAAAATTTTTTCTATGACGAACAAATACGCAGATTCTTGTTGCAGTTCACAAGAATCTTTTCAGGTTTTCAAGTGGAGTATGCCAACGAAAACGACGGAGTAAATGCTGCCGCGCTGTTGAGGGTGCCTGTACGTTATGGTGATGCCAGTCGCAATGCACAAACCATCATACAAGAAAACAGCCGCAACAGTTTGCCTTCCACCCCGCTGATGACATTTTACATCACTGGCCTGGACTATGAACAAAGTCGCATGCAAGATCCTTACTTTGTGAGCAAGATCAATGTGCGTCAACAAACTTACGATCCCGCCACAGAAACTTATGAATCTACACAGGGCAATGCATTCACCATTGCGCGATTGATGCCTGTGCCATTCAAACTCACCATCAACTTGGACATATGGACGAGTAATACCAATCAGAAGTTGCAGTTGTTGGAGCAGGTACTCACACTGTTCAATCCCAGTTTGGAAATTCAAAGCACAGACAACTACATTGACTGGACCAGTTTGAGTGTGATGTACTTGGATCGTACATCATGGACCAGTCGTACCATTCCCATTGGCACAGACAATCCTGTTGATGTGGCCACCTTGACATTCAGCATGCCCATCTGGATATCACCGCCTGCCAAGGTGTTGAAACTGGGTGTGGTTGAACGTGTGATTGCTTCAATGTATGATTCTCAAGGCGACTTGAACAACGCCATTGACAATGAAGACCTGCTGATGGGCACTAGACAAGTTATTACACCATTCAACTGGGCTGTTGTGTTGATTGGCAACAAACTACAGTGCTTGCAACAACAATATCTAGCACAAGAACCCAGTAATGACAGCATCGCAGCCACAGAAATTGTGCCTGACAGCAACCTGTTGTGGCCAACAGTGATCGATTTGTACGGGTCATTGCGTCCAGGTATCAGTCAAATACGTTTGATACAGCCCGACGAAACTGAAGTTGTGGGCACTGTTGCATTAGATCCCAACGATGACAGATTCTTGTTGTTTGATGTGGACATTGACTCCACTCCGCAAAACACCTTGTCTCCCATTGACGCTGTGATCAATCCCTTGACTGCTGGTCCACAAGATGGCCTGGACTCGGCTATTGAAGGGCAACGATACTTGTTGACCGAAGACACAGGATCCTTGGACAATTTGAATCCTGCCAGTTCTTGGGTTGGTGCCAATGGTCGCGGACTTGTGGCAAAGGCCAACGATATTATTCAATACTCAAACAACTACTGGCGTGTGGTCTTTATTTCTTCTACACAACCAGCTGATCAATATGTCACCAACATCACCACAGGCATACAGTATCGATGGACCGGTGAAGCCTGGGTCAAGAGTTATCAAGGTGCATATCCAGGAGGTACCTGGAGGATTGTGCTGTGAAAGCCGTGGGAGTTTGGTTTCGTAGCAGCGCCACCGGACGTTATCTATACTTGCTACGCAATGACACACGACATCCTGGTTCC